TCTTGAATGCTCTTGGCTATCTTCTGTATCTGCTCTTTCGAATGTTTCTTCGGATTGTTCGGATACTGCTTCAGCTTCTCCACGGACATGCTAACGATGATGGGTTCCATGTTCCTCCTTCCATAGCTCGAGGGCGTAATCGTCCGGCTGTATGGAAAAATCTTTTAGATATATGAGAGCGTAAGCGTCGGACACGTACTTGCCTACGCCTTTTATGTCATCCAGCTGGGCTCTCGTCGGTTTCTTCTCTCTTTTTAACAAAGCCGCCACTCTCTGAATCTCGGCGCTCCGGACGTGCTGCAGCCCGAACGGAGATAAAAGCTCGACCATCTTCTTGACGGCTTTAGAATTCACAGATTTAGGCGTCGGACACAACTTGAAAAACGCTTTCATTACGGAGAGACGCTTGCCTCCATCGACTCGCTTAGACAAAATAGATACGACTATGATATGCCATGGCGTGCACGAAAACTTCTCTTGCGTTAACATCATCTTCACTCTAGTTTCTCTATCGTAATCTTCGCCAACGTGCCAGCGGGCAATAAGTTCTTCAGGCTCATCGGAACTACGAGCAGAACTTGGTTGCCTTGCTTGCACAAGCGCTTCGTTATCACAATTGGCTGTTCCATATATCTACGTTATTTAACTTTAATATAAAGCTTCCGTTTTAACATGGTGGGCAGGTCGTATGACAGATTACGCCTTGTTTTAGAAAGGGTCTTACATTAACGCCTGCCCTGTGTAAGACTATCATTTGTTGTAACTGTACTGCGAGTGAGATGAATAGCTTTGCAGCTTTCTTTCTTGCTTGGTATTTCAATTTCCATTTCCTTTTATAGTCCCTAACTTTTTCAATATTAGTAAGCGCCCACTCGTTGTGATACGCCTTGTATTCGTCTCTTTGTCTATACGCCCTATGGCGAATTCTTCTGTCAGCTTTCTTGCAAATCTCAGCCCTACAATTAGATTGCAGGATGGTTGGATTTACAATTACTTTTCCACAGAAATAGCAAGGCATCGTAATTACCATTTTCATTCCTTAAGCTTTTTGATATTTCCTTCAAGCCAAATTCTAAATGGCAAAGTATCACAGGGATTATCGTAGAATTCCAAAACTTCATTTAAAGTCGCCTCTCGCTCACATTTCTTTTGAGCTTCGCAGCAATCTGCATGAAGGTCTTTAAGTTCCTGCATCTTCTTTTCATGCTGGGCTTTACAGCGTTCAACAGTATCTTTAATCATTTCAATAATATGCTTTTGAAGTTGCGTATTAATATCATTCCAATTATCAAAGCCATAATAGTCCTTTAGAATATTAAAAGCAATATCATTCCACCAGCCCTGTTTTTCAGTCATTTCCCAGTCCCCTGCCCAGCCAAGCGTTTATTTTTCATAATTCTCGCAAATTGCTTGTCCCAATATTTGTGAGTGCAATTAGGGCAAAGCCATAACCATTCTGGGTCTTTAAGCCACCAGCAACCAGTTCCATAATTATGAAGCTTTTTATTCCACTCACATTTATGTTCGGGCTTGGCTTTCAGGCGGGATTTTTTCATTTCTTCTCCATCTCATCAAACAGCCTGCTGATTATGCTCCAGCATATCTTTCTGCCCTTAGTTGTCTTTGCTGTGCATTTCTTGCATTGTCCATGTGTATAAGCATACAGTACAGCATCGCTTACATCAGAGAACACACTATTATGCTTCTTGCATAATAGCCAGCAGTGGATGTAGTCCTCTGCCCAGTTCAACTCGTTTTCACTTACTTTTATCGTTAGTTTCTTTTCCATTTTCATCTCTACTTCTTTTTTAATTCAAAGCCGTTGTAAAGCTCTATCCCCGTTAAGTTCCCTTGCTTGTCGTAATCCATGACGCAGTCGTCTCTTGTCTCGCTGTCTACAGTTCTGCTCTTGGGCTGTTTAACTTTGATGAAGCAATACTTGCCGTTATGGTCACCGCAAGCTTGTAAAGTTACCTTAATCGTTTTTGTTTTTAGTTTTTTCATGTTGCTCCTGTGGCTGGTTTATCGTTTTTTGCTTAGCGTACCATTGCAGCATATATTGTCGTCTATATGTTTTACGTTCGGTACTCGCTTCCGCTTCTCGATATTTGACAAACTGGCATAAGTCTTCCACGGCGTTCTGCAATTGAGCCGCATAAGTTCTCAGCTCGCTTAGACGTGCGTAAAAAGCTTTATTCGTAATGGTCTGGGTTAGGCTCATTTCTGAATCTCCTCCCAAAATTCCTGCCACAGCTTAATGAAATCTTCGTCTGCGACGTGAAACGGGTCTGCCATTCTTGAACTTTGGTTTTGCGGATAACCTTTTTTCTGCAATAGCCACTCGCAGAAGTTAAAAAAGGTCTGCCCGATTCTCCACTCGGCGGGCTTCTGCAATAAAAATTGCTCTTTATCAAGTAGTTTTACCATCTAAGCTCCTTTAACTGTTGCCTATATCTCTCTCTTAAAATGTCTTTTCTTTCTTTAGGCGAAACTCGCATGATTTCAGTATATCTCGCTTTTTTCATTAGTCGCTCCTCCATAGTTCCTTGATTTTGACATGTAATTCTCTCGCCATTATGAGAACGTCATCGCTAACTTTTTTTAAGTCTATGAGCCGTTTCCGCAGTTCCGAGACCTTGATTTGTTCTCTCGCTTTGCATAGATTCACCACCATGCGGATGGCGTCTGCGATGTCTTTATTAGTTTTAGCTCTTTCTAAGTTGTCGTAAAACTGAGTAATCTCGTTCATGATTTCCTCGTCCGCTGTTTGCGAAGTTATGTTAATCATTTTCTTTCTCCAATTGCGATATCTCGTCTATGGCTTGAAGCCGATGTCTGGCGTTCTTTCGGAACTTCTTGCAGAACCGCACGACGTGCCAAAAGCTAAAGCCATCTATCGTGACGTATTCCAGCTCGCAACCACAACTTGCGGTTTTAACTTCGGACATTTAGATTTTCCCTGCATTTTTCAGGCTTATCGCACAAGACGTGCAGTAATTCCCTGCGCAAAGCGCTAACATGGCTTTTCCACACGCTAAGCATTTTGGAAGTATCCGTAACAACGTCAGCTTGTTGTATACCGATGAACGAGTCAGCGGCGGATTCAACTGAAACTGCGCTGTCAGTATGTCTGCGCATGTCTGCGGGTCTTTGTTTTCGGCCTTTAAATCTGCTAGTCTTCGTTCCATTTGAGCCGTCCAATGGTGGTACTGGTAAGAACGTCTATGCGCTATCGATGCCTCGGTATTAACTCGAGACTCTTTTAACGCATGTACCATGTGGTACGGACAGAACAGCTCGCCTTTTTTGATAACGGGTTCGGCGCAGGATACGCAAGCGTTGCTATTTATTCTTGTCATTTTTATGCCTACTGCCCAAGGCGACAGATTGGTGCCGAATTTAGCGTTGAGTTCTTTCTGCGTAGCTACCATATCGAATCCTTTTGCGAGTACTTCTCTCAAGACCGTATACATCGGTATCGTCCAATAGTGATGTTGACGCTTATCTACGTTTTTAGAAATAGCCGGTGCGATAGGCACACTCGCCACTTGCACTGGTTGTCTAGCTTCGGATTCCTCTCGCAGAATCGCTCCGCAGTTTCCGCACGTCCATACTTCCGTTTGTTTTTTTATTATCGTACTTTCCATTTTATTTACCTCTCTGCTTGAACAACTGTTTTTGGCAGTGCTTTTGCCCGCATCTCGGGCAAGTGCATATTTCAAGCTCATACGCAGCTGCTACCTTTCTTTTCACTTTGATTTTAACCATTTTTCACCTATTAATTAACTACTTAATTAGCTTTAAATAGTTTTCTATTAGTTGCAGGCGAGTCTAAACCAGCGGCGTGCAAACATGGTAGTCAAAACCCGCCGATTCAGACTTGCTTTCTGCATCATTTCTCCTTGCCTTTATTTTTAATCCACTGCTCTTTGCGGTAGTCCATCACGAACATGTTGACAAGCCTCGCCTTCGCTTCAGGCGTGTATGCGACAAACTTCGTATCCACGTAGTTGTGAGCTAAATCCATTATTTGCTCGGTATTCAGCCCTTCTTGCTTCATTTCGTTGATGGCTTCTTTCGCTTCCGTTACGTCGGGCGTTGGATTCTCTTTCCATCCGCATTTTTTATGCTCGTCCCAGCCTTTGGGTATGCCCTTGTCACACTTAGGGCACTTCCTAAAGGTGATTCCATCGTACATCCATGTCCTTTCTTTTTCTGCCATATTACGCCTTCGTTATTTTTTCAACTTGTTTTCCTATCCAAGCAAGCAAACAGCCGGCGCTACAAAAGTCAGGGTCTTTTTCAGGGGTTTGTATATCCACGATGTTTTTCTCTTGTATCGCTCCGCTGAATTCTTTTGGTCGATACAGCAGTCTTACGGCTTCTAATCTTAGCCAAGTTTCTGGTGTTCTTCTGCCTGCTGGCAAATCTTCTTTTCTACCGCACTCATCACATTTTATTACGTTCATTTCCATTTCGTTCACTCCTGTAAGGGCATGATGCCCTTGACTATGCAATCCAGTCCGCTCTCATTAGATACGGTCTGCTTTTCTCATCTAATCTTATCACGACATTCGCACGTGCAATTCTTATTGCCGCTCGCAAAGAAGTACGCCAATTCTTTGGCAGATTTCCTCGCACTCTCGCATAATTCGCCTCGCTTAAAATAAATTCTTCCACGATTTGGAACCAGTATCCCTTTCTCAATCTCGCTCTAAAGACGGGCTGCGGTTCGCTCTTCTCGGGATATTCCAGATGCGGTTCTTCCCCGAGTTCTTTGGAATTCACTTTATCGAAGCGGCTTTCTTCCTCATCCATTCGATTCAGCCTCCTCTGTCTGAGCATCATCTGTCTGAGCGTCATCTATACTTTCATAGTAATCCGAAGGTACGCCAAAAGCAGCACGATAAGCTATGGGTACTTCTAGCGCACGAGCTTGATTAGGCGGAAGGAAGACGTGTCTAAACTGCTGGCTGTCCACTGGCAGAAACTTGAGAAATTCCTTGTGCTCTTTGTATGCTTGTAATTCTTGTTCTTGCGTCTCGAGTTGTTTCTTTGAAAGCGCTTGAACTTGTCCGAGTTTGGTGGGTATTATCTTGAACTCCGTTATCAGCGCTTCTTTCAGCTTGGTTTTGTAAGACCTCGCAAGCTTGTACGAGGGCGCTTCTGCTATTTTTTCTAAATAAATGGTGCGCTTTTGTTTCATCTTTGAAATCAGACTAGCGACCGTTTTCCTAAACCAGTTAAACGTCTTGATAAACTCCTTGTAATTTCTCTGGGCGGGAAATATCCTGAACTCCAACGTTTCGTGGACGGGTATGGAATTGAAGTTTATCGCCCAGTAGCGGCTATCTTTATCCTCGCTCTCCAAGCCCATTATGACTTCTTCTCGGTCATACTTAGGATTGCAATAGCTATTGTGCAGACGTTTTTCGTATCTTCGCAAATGTCCAAATTCGGTCTTGTAGGCGTTTATGAAATTTACAACGAACGGACCGTACGTCGTGAGCCCTTCGTATTTTTTAGGAATCACAATGTGTATGTGAAAGCCGCAGGTGCAATTCGTTGAGATTTTACCTATGTCAAAAATCGCTCGCATCATTCTCTTAATGATTTTAATAGAGTAGTGCCAAATCCGGATTTCTTCGTCTTGGTATTCTTTGCTTTTTACGTGGACGCTGCCGTCGCTGCAATAATCAAAATAATCCAATAGATGGTTCGCCATAAACCATTGCTCGAGAGCGTCTCGGTCATAGCAGTTAATGCCGCATTCCACTTCAAAACCTATACTCATAATGTATTTATTTATTGCCATCTGCTGTCACGCTTTCGTCAATTATCGCTATCTTGATTTTCGTTTCATTCACTATTTCGAGCAACGCCCTGACAGCTTCAGATAACACTCGGGCTATTTTGTTTACCTCAGCGATGGTCAGGTATTTGTTGTCCAAAGGAATGTTCACTCTGTTACCAGAAGGAACGATTCTTAAAACAGCGATATTGATGGAACGCCCTTGGCTAATCGGCTTGTTGATATCGTCAAATACGTCAAAACCGCTTTGGCATCTAAGTTCTTGGCTAATCGTATTGAGCAGATAAAATTTCAGGTCTTCATTTTTTTCCGTATAACAAGATAGCTTTTTGCCCATGTTCCAAGCGTTGGCTACTTCGTGCACAACGAGGTTAAGCCTGTCTCGCAATACCTTTTCCAACTTCGGCCACTCGTCGTTTTCATACCTTATCGTAAGATTCGGTTTGCCTCTTATCGACTGTAGTTCAATTTCCATTTCAATCTCCTATGAGCCTGCGATGCAATCTTCTTAGATTCCTAAAGGGCAGCTGGGTCAATTCGGCTTCGATGCCTATTTCCATTTCAGTGTCCTTATTAGCGCAATCTAAAGCGAGCAAGTGTTCCAATTTTTCTTGGCTTTCCGTTCTATTTTGCGACTTTGCTAGAACGATGAGGCTGTTGATAGTTTTCTCATGAGCCTTAAAGCCAACGATGTCCTTCATCAGCATCGCAGCGGCTTCCGCTTCTATCACTTGGTTTGCTTCTACGTAGCTGTTCGTATATCTAAAATAGTAATCATCGTCCAAGCCTATGTATCGGCTACTGCCGTAACATGAAAATTGTCTTTCTTTTTTAACGAGAGGCAAGGCAGTTTTTAACTGGAAGTCCTTGAAGTACATCAGGCTGCTTTCAACTGCCGCCTCTGCGAGCAAATTAATTTTAACCTTGCCCACGGACAGAGGCATATTTTCCACCTTTTCGAATTCTATACCTAAGTAATTTTTTTTCTCTTCCGCTACCTTTATGTGCACTATGCCCGTAACGAAATTATCGAAGTTTATGTCATCGCAACTAAAGATGAAGCTGTCGTTTAACTTAAACATCTTGACTTCTTTGCCGTAGGCAATCACGATTTGTTCGTTTCTGTCCTTATGCGAGAGTAAAAACACGCCGTAGCCTTCGTCTTTCTCTAATTTTTTCTTTAACTTTGCGACGTCTGGTTCTTTAAGTTCCGCTTTCACGCTTTTAAAAAATAGATAGCTATCGTTTTGCAGTCTGTCTATCGTGTTGGACAGAACTCCATTGTGCGAGCAATACCAGTCGCTGAAATTCCACAGATGAATGTATTTAGTGTTGACGATGTTGGTGGCGAGTCGCATGTGCAGGTGCCAGACCTTCGCCTTGATGATTTTATCCTTTTTTTCTTTAACAAATTGCAAAAATTGCTTGAAGCTTAGAGTTCTTATCAGCTCATCATCTACTCGCAAGGCGTACCCGTCTTTATTATAGACGCCTTCTGCTATCAAGTTTACAAGCGCCCAGTAGCCTTCTTCTCCGACGGCTGTCGGATTTATCATTATCGCTTCATAGCACATATTAATCTCACGAATAACGGATGATGACTTTTGGCGTTTTAAGGACCTGCTCGTCAATTTTGCTTAGGATTTTTTCAGCTTCTTTGAAAAGGCTATCTGAAAACTGTGTGCTTTTGAAATTATCGTATCTGTGCTTAAGGCAGCGAGTTCTCCATTTTTTGATTCTTTTTAAAAGAGCGATAGGCAGATGTCGTGGAAAATCCATTTCAAGCAGATGGTCTGTTGCAGCGTATAGCCTTATGTCTGTGATGACCTTACCTTGCTTATCTTTGCAAACGAGATAGTTTTGATTTATGTGAGCTAAAAACAATGCTATGGAAGTTACAAAACCATTATTGAATTCTGGTTGAGATTCTTTTTGTTCTATCTGTTTACATTTTACCATGTTTCGCCTTTCCAAGGTATGATATTCTATAATATATGGAATTTATAAGCTTTGCCACTTTTCTGAAGAAACTAGCTCAATATGGAAAATAACAGCTTCACTCATTCTCCATTAGAAATGACAAGGGAAAGCTTTATAAAGACTAATTAACTAGTTAGCCATAGGTAAACAAATGGTAACTACACTAAAACAAGTTGACGAGAATACGATAGAAATAAACGGAAATTTCTACTGCAAAAAATGCAGACACATAAAAGACTACTCCGACGACCCTTGCCATTACTGCAATAGGCCGAGAATACGCTCGCTTGAGGTTCAAAATGGCTAAATGCAAAGATTGTAATCTAGAAATGCTAAAAGCAAAATCTTGTCTATTTCCCTTTATTACGATAGACAAGAAAAAATACAAGCGCATAACTTCTTGCTCATATTGCGATATAAATGTAAGATGTCATGATTGTGGAATAATTAACGGAAACGTACATCACTTCGGTTGTGATATGGAACGATGTCCGAAGTGTGAAGGTCAGCTTTTAAGCTGCGCTTGTAAAAAAGAATATTTAAGGAAGAGGTAAACAAGATGGCAAAACAAAGAGAAGTTCTGAGAAGGCAGCTAACGCTGGAAATGCTCGCTAAATGGTTTGAACAGCATCCAGATAAAAAGATGAGTTCAAACGACTTTGTAAACGTATTCCTAAAGGCAATTAAGGAGATTGATTAAAATGCACTATCACTCCGAAATCTGGATAGAGAAAAACAAAGACATAGACGCTACCATAGCAGACATCATGGCACCTTACGATGAGAACAATCCGACGAAAGGGAAAAAGCCGTTCTGGGACTGGTTTCAAATAGGCGGACGATGGACTGGAGAGCATGACGGATATAACCCAAGAGAAGATATTCGCAATCTCGAGGTCTGTAAATACTGTAACGCAACTGGGAAGAGAACGGACTTAGGAAGCAAGCCAGTAAAATGTAACGCCTGTGAGGGAAAGAGAGTCATGGTTAAACTTAAGTTGGCTAGATATAAAGGCGATATCGTGCCTGTTGAGAAAATCTCAGACAAGCTTGATTGCTATACTTTAATTGTACGTGGCAAACCCATACACCGAGAGAGATGGAACGGAAAGGACTGGGTCAAGACAAAGTTCGATGGTAACGTGAAGAAACAGCTCAAGAAGCTGAAGATAAATTCAGGCTATCTTGTGACCGTGGACTATCACGATTAAGTTTCTTCGTATCTACAGTTCCAGTTCGAGCAATAGCCTTTATGCAGCGTACTTCTCCTCCACTTCTTTTCTCCGCACTGTGGGCATATCTGCATGTCTTTCTCGCAGTGGCAACCATCTACAGCGCAGAGAATCACGTACTCGTCAAACAGCGGTTGCGTTTTAAGTTTTTTAAAATAGGTGATTTCTGTTCCAGATGTTCTTCTAAGCAGCCTGCCACCCGCCACCATGCCGCTTAGAAGCAGTTGCAAGCTGTTTCTATCTATCATGCTTTGGGCTAATACGTCTGTAAACTTGCACCCTTCTGGAAAATCAGAAACGATGCGTATTATTTCTTCCATATTCTTTTTCGTTATTTCATCCACCATATCGTCCTCCACACCCCTACGTTTCCACTCCACGCACACATATACTTAAACTAAAAGGAAGCGTAGTAAGCTGCATACTTCATATCTATGCCTTTTTAGTCATACTACTAGCTACAAAGGCTACGCTTTTGCACCCGAGGCTAAAAAGGCTTAACCCGCCAAGTTATCCAGCGCATACTACATGCTTTTCTAAATTGTGTGTGTATGCGCTTAATCTTTCACTGCGCCACTGCATCGCTTTTCTGGGAAATAAACTCGTCTGCGGTTGTCTCTCTTGTTAGTAAACGTCTCCAGCTCACAACTTTGGTATCATAAACTAAATCTCTCCAAAGTTTTTTGGCACCAGTAGTTAAAGAAGTTAAAGCTGACCTAATATATAAAACTTTTCTTTAGAAACATAGAGAGAAGCCGCACATTAAAAGACGATTTTAACTACCAGTACCGACAAATATGTGCGACTTTCCCCCTAATATTATATATACGGAGGTTAAATATAAGACTTTTGGCAGCATAGTAAAATTTTTAAGATAGAAGCTCGTTATAATATGGTAAAAAAAGAGGCTCGGGCTTTAGACGACAGTGACATCTTTGGGATGACTAAGCCCAGATACCTCTTCTTTCTCGGTTTTAGCTGATGCGACTACGGGTTGTCTATGGTTCATGTAAGTTTTAGAGGGTTTTACGACGAATACGATTTGATAGGGATATAGTGGGAAAATATACGTTTTCTCTCCGCCTCTCGCATTTCTACGAACCTTGCATTGCGTAAATATTAACGCACTCTTCTCGACGGCCTCTTTTATCAACGGAGAGCTAGGGTTGATGGCGATTAAATCGGTCTCCGTGTGAGAGCCAGCCGTTCGATATACTCTAAAACCTCTTCCTTCAAGCTGTCGCTTGCAAACCAATTCCCAAGCGTATCCTTTTCTGTAGTTGTGATTTACCATTAAATGCTGACGCACTTGCAGACCTGTGCGCTATTAATATTGCAGATGTAGTCTTCGTCGTAAAGCTTCGTGTAGTTGTTTCGAAGCATGAAGCGGCACAAGAGCCCTTCATTGTAGCTGTCTAAAGTTTTCCTTAATTCTACCTGCCTTCTAAATCTCGCCGTGACCGAGTCTTGATTGTTAATATCGTTGATGGAGGTGATGTGATATCGCTGAGAAACGGGTATGTCTGTAGGCTTTGGCGGGGTTACCTCTTGAGTGTGATGCTTATATGTAGTATAGTAATAAAATAAAAAAATGGCAGCCAGAATAAGAACGATGGCTACAACCCATATTCCTCTCCTGTCTGCCTTCTTAGCCACGACTCGTGGCTGTATGGTAACGCCCATCTTACAGTTTTGCCAGTGCGGCAATGATGAAGATGTACATTATCAACACTGAAAAGACAGTCATAAACACGTACCCTATGTACGGTGTGGTGTCTTTCATCAAATCAACAACTTCTTTGTCCATTGTGACCTCCCTTCAAGTTAAACTATGGCTCTTGCCTAACTGCCGATTTTGCAAATACGGCAGTCACTATCTTATCTAATAAAGCGGTTAGACCTGTTAAAACTCCTAGATTGGACAACCAGCTCCATGTCGTATCTGGGTTCAATGTCCCTTGATAAGTCATTGCTGCACCAACAACGCAGCCAAGAAGAATAGATTTTATGAACTTCGGCGAGCTGAACGTTTCTCCGTCTTTGATGGCTCGGAGGTAGCCTAAGACTGCCCATGAAACACCTGCAGCCAAGGTAATGATGACTTGTTGCCAGCTTACCATTTAAGCATTAAGAGGTTGTTGTTTTATATATCTTTCTTTTTCTATATTACAAATATCTCTATTTAGCTTAAAAATCTGCTCTTTTTGCCAGCAATCTACGCATTGCCACTGCCTAGAGAACGCCCAATATATCTTGCCGCACTTCTGGCACATTCGCCTTGTTGGGCTGTCTATCTCTTTGGTCATTTGCATATTCATCTCAGATAAAAGATAAAGCCTATTGTGGCTATAGATAATGTTATGGCGGTCGTTGCTATCCAGTGCACTACCTTTACCTGACCACAAGTTCTGTCCAGCTTGGTCTCCATAGTTTCAAGCTTTTTGTATATATCCTTGTTGCTTATCTTTACAAAGGTCTTATCGCCGTTTTCCATGCTTATATCCATGCCATACCGTTTTCTGTGAACTTCGGAATAGCCGTTACTGCGGTTGTGCCAAAAGCTACCTTTCTCTTTATGCTCGTTCCTGTTGGCGTTATAGCATTATTTATCTGCTTGTTTGTCACCGTGCAGAAAGTAGAACCGTCCAAGCACATGCTGTGCGTTGCATTAGCCTCGCCTGTAGTCCATTTAAAGTATGCTAATCCATAATTAGCTGTTGCCGTTGCTGTTTGTACAGTGGACTGATAAATTCTATCAACTGACAAAGCAGCATTTCTGACAAACACGATAGGATAGAAATAAGCACCTGCGTATCCACCAAAACCACCTGCTCCTTTATTCGCTACAAGTCTTGGATACCAAGAAGTGCCTGTCAAAGCTGCTGTGCTTTGCGTGCTGTCAAACACTCCATTCTTGTAAATGTCAACATTATTCCCTGACCTGAATACAAGCCTGAAAAGATAATTTTTGTTATACACATCAAAATTCTCGGTATAAAGCTGGATGCTATTGCCAAGGTTATCTCTTAAGTAAAGATAATTATTGCTCGCCCCTGCGGCAGAACTGCTGTCCCAACGGACATGCATATAACACTCTGCATCTGTGCCTGAGGCTGGCTTTAAGTTACAATAAGTCGTAGTACCATATCCATCTACTGTTACGCTTCCTGCCAAATTTCCAGTATAACTACGTCCAGTATAGCCTGTTGTTTCAACATCAGCTCCTAATCCGCTTGCAGTCCACTTGTTCGCATCTACGACGCTATCGTAGAAATCATAAAGCTCTCCAGAGTAAAATTCTTTGTTTGTAGCACTCCAAAAAGCTCCTGAAGCATTTATGCAAGTTGGATTGGCACCCGATGCTATTTCGAGATTTAACACTGTCGTATCCATATCATCGTTAATGTCTTTAGCCACATACAACTGATATGGCGAAGTTAGTACATAAGAGCCGGACATAGTCTGTCTCGAATTGTTTAAAGCGTCTGTAATATTCTGACACATAGTTACTGAGAAAAAGCTCAATACGTCATCCGCATTTGCTGCATATCCGTTTTTAATTGTTGGCATTTTATGCTCCTATCATGTCTTTTTCAACATAGATAACCTGAACGCTGGATGTCTTTGAAAGTGCCGTATGGACGAGCCTGCTGAATAATTTCTTTGTCCCGTCTGTGTTGAATAGCCCAAATTCCGTTAAGGTGTTGCCGTTGCATTCTGTCGTCAATATTATTCCTCTTATCGTGCTTTGGAAGGTAGTCTCGTTAAGTACGGGGTAGCCCGAAATAATAGTTTTTGTTGCACTGCCTGCGATAGAAATGGGAGTCTGCAGGTCTGTGTCAGTTATATTTGGTGTGTTTACTCCAGTGCCTACTTTGAAACAAGTCGGTGCTGTGTAGTCTGGTATAGCTTTGAATGTTCGGTTTAAAGCTATCGTCTTGCCCAGATTTGTCAGACAATTACCAGTTGCCATGTTGCTTTATCTCCTTCCTGATTATTAATGATATTGTTCTACCTTTACTTTTGTCACTACGCCTGTGCTCGCTGCGTTCTCAACTATTCTCCATCTCAGGTCTGTGCCTGTGTTTGTAAAGCTGTGCAAAGTTCCACTGGTTACTGCTTCCCAGTTAGCTCCACCATCAGCACTTAAATAATAATCAAAAGAGCCGCTTGTCTTTGTTACTGTCATCTTGGCTTGCGTTATTGTTCCGTTGTTAAAATCGATGCTCTTGCTATACGCTTCTTGGTTTGCAGCGAATTCTAATTGCTTTGCGGTGGTGTTCCAGTTGGCACGTGCGGTTTCATAATTTCCCGTAATGGAGGATATTATAGGCGAGCCTAAACCATTTCCAACAAAATAAATCTTAACCTTGAAATCTGCAACCACGTCATGAAATGTGCCTGATGTCAGGTCTGCCTCTGTTATGGTCTTGGTTGTTCCTGAAGTGATGTTTGTATCGTACGTGGCTTTGACAACTCCGCCTACGCTCCACTCTATCTTGTCGATGTAATTATTGGCGTCCACGCCCGTGTAATCTATAATCGTATTCAGTATCTGTTTGGCAGGCGTCATGGTCTGTGTTGCCGAATTCCAATTACCACTTGTTTTATACAATAATGCAGAATTGTAAAGTGTGGTTATATCGCCTGCAGACAAGCCTCTATTGTAAACACGCAAGCACTGCATCTTGCCTTTGAAATACCTGCCTATGCTGCTATGCCTGCCTATCAAAAAGGCATCTCCACATGAACTCGGTGCAGTCTTCGTTACGTTGCCGTCTGGACTTCCGTCATAATATATATTGCAAGCTGTTCCCGCTTTAGTAAAAGCTATATGATGCCACGCACCAGTGCCCATCCCAGTGCCGCCAACTAATGTGGCATTAATCGGGTCACCTATAAACATTTCATACGCACCAGCGTCTGAGGAATAGAAAATATATTGGTGACCTGTTGAGCCTGCTGAATCTCCTTTTGTCATGAACGTGGAAATGGCTGGCAAGGGAGCAGGTATGTACAGCCAACCGCAATAAGTGACGTCTCCTGTTATGTTTAAACTTGCATCGCCTCCGCAAGCCACATAGCCCGTACTGCCATCAAAGTTTAGACAATTTCCACTCCATACGCCCGTACCTACCCAAGTCACGGTTCCATTTATGGTGCCGTTATTCACTCCTGTTGCATCAGCAGGGTCGCCAGAGCCTTCGTCCATAGCCCAGAACGCTTTCAGGTTTGAGTCTTTTGCATAAGGCGGACAGGAGAGTTCCAATCTGTTTGCTGTTGCTTTGTAGTCGTCTGTGGTTGTAGATGTGCTGCTCTTTGTCCCTGCGTCAAATCCCGCCGTATTATTAATCGTAAAGTCCACCATTAGTACCCCTTGAAGTCCGTATCTATGAATGTTTCAACATAGATATTTTGATATTGTATGACAAAATAATCCGCTTCTGCTGTGAAAGCATCTGTACACCAAACGTCCCCTCCAGCCCACATGCTTAAACCCCATATCGCTTTGCCAGCTACGGTATTCTGTGTCAAGGTTTTGTTATATCGTAAATTTAGATTAATCGGATAGTTGAGCGTATCGTCTGCAGTGATGACTTCTGTTATCAGGTCTTGGTTCTGCATCTCTTCTTCCTGTAATTGCTTCAATCTTTGCTCAACGGAAGCCTGCCATGCAGATAATCTCCAGTACTGGTCACCCACATAATTTTCCTCATAGTCTGCTGGGTAGCGAATAACCTGCCTGTTAATCACCATTTGCTTGTTTACTGTCGGCGTAGAAACACTATCAACTACCTGAACCATGTTGCCAACCTTAAGACCGAAAGTTGAATCCGACTTGACATTAAGAGTTGAGTAGATATACGGCTGAGAATGCTGTATTAAATAAGTTTGTCCTCTGCTTTCAGCGTCCGCTACACTTCTTAAATCTGTAAATGTTATTGTCTTTGTAAAATAGCCATAAGCGTCTATACTTGTCTGGCTGTACATGTGCACTGGAATAGGCACAGCATGAGAATATCTAACTTCCATAAAGCTGTTATTTATAAACGTAGTTGTTGGCTTGGGCAATATCTGCTTCTGTGTCTTGTCTACGTAATAATCGTAAGTGCCTGTGCTGTCTGGCAGTCCGCCTGTTTTCAAAGTGGTTGGTGGATTAGCCATATCATTATAGACCTTTACAGATATTGGCGTAAAGCTTAACTGAACTGATGTAGTTGTATAGCCTGCGGTTATGCCTATTTGCCCCATTTCCGTAGTTTCTATTTCCTGATACGCTCCAACTACCGTAAGGTCGTTGCACATCTCTGTATTGTCATATTGCCATTTAGGCACATTAATTACATTATCTCCTACTGTAAGAATTGTTGAATTTGAAGTGAATCCTTTTGGCTCAAAATAAATCTTGTCTGTATGAGGATTATAGTAAAACTGCCAGTCCAATACACCAGCTAACTTCTGACATCTTTCAAATATATCTACGTGATTGCACACAAATTTAGTGAGGGTTATTACTGTACCAGAGTCCTGTACTGTAGTTCCGTCTGCTGTCAAGCCGCCATAGGTTGTAACCAAGTCAAGGAATATGTCGCTTATCTTACCTGCGGTTATATCGTCAGATGTGTATGTGTGGGTTACCTCCTTTCTTATTAAGTCCCAAGCCTTGTCCTTGCAGACTATCTTAATTGTTCCGCCTTCAGGATTATAACTTTCTATGTAGCCTTGAAATATGTTTTCATCAGTTGGCAAAGTCCAGCCTCTTTGAATTAAGACTGCTTGACCAGTGTCCAAAGTTAAGACCTCATCTATGATTTTCTTGACTTTTATCTCTGCCTGTGCTATTGCCTCTCCCCACGTCCTGTCAGAAATATAATTAATGACGTAGTCTGTTACATCAGTACCATTAATTGTTACCTGCGTTAAGACCATTAACTTTATGCTCCTCTAAACATAATCATTTCGTAGCTGACTTGTGATACTGCTCCTGCCTCAGCAGACCATCTTACAGTATTAACTAATACGGAATATGTAATGTTGCTCTTGTCGCTGTGATATGATTTCATATTCTGACTGCCGTTTACCAAGCCGTCAAGATTTTGTAGAAATGTTGCTATATCAGATGCTGAACCAGTTTTAATGCCCTTTATTGTTATTGTTCTAAACGCTCCAAACAAGTCTATAATAAATGCTTCGCTATCTGGCGTTGATGGAATAGGCATCTGGAATAGCTGTGCATCCAGATTGCTGTCTTCGTATGTTACAGTACCCAAGTCAATAGGGGCTCCTAAATTATTCGTTAAAGTCCATGCCATTTTATTTTACCTTCCTGTCCAAGCTTTCAAGCTTTTCAAGTATCTTATATAGGAAATTATTTGCCATTCTCGTATTGTGCTCTATTTTTTTCCATTCAATCAACATCAGCTCTTCAGTTGTTGGCGGCTTGCTTAAATCTTCAGACATTTTTCTTATGTCCTCCATGAAACTTGCCATGCTCCGACCAAGTCCATTTCATTAAATTTTCTATTACGTTACTCTGCTTATTTCCATTTATGTGGTGTACTAATTCAGTTGGCAAAAGATAGCGACCAAGATGCTTTTCCATAACTAATCTATGTTGCATAACATATCCGTGATTATTTGCAAATGGATGCTGCGGGCAATATTCTTGTATGTATCCTTGTTGGTCTATTCTAATACCGCCTTTCCAATTATAATTCTTTTCTCCCTTCAAGGCTTCGCTAATTTTGTCAGACCATGTTATCTTTCTGCCCTTCATTTTTTGGCTAACTATCTCTTTATTCAAACTCGCCCAAGTTGGCTTTCCTTTTTTTGCTATGCTGATTTTTTGTTTCTTGCTATCGCTACATTTTCTTCCCAGATTTATTTTGTGCCCTTTTTTGAATACCATCTTACACGTATGAAACGTAGCGACGCATGGCTCTTTGCTGTTCAAAGTTAATCTGCTTTACCAATTCCTTTATGTCCCTGTCATCCCTAATGCTTGGTCTGTCTATGTTAATGTTTATTGTTGGTGAAATTATCCCTTTACCTTTGCCTGCCTTTGTCGCACTCGTAATTTCTTCTCCTTTATGCAACATATACATTCCCGTAGCTGGAACCGTACCTCCTAATTGCCAACCTTTTATGTTACCCCAAGGAACTATTGATGGAATTCCAGTATAGCCTTTACTGGGCGTAGCAGGCGTACCGCCTTCACCTTTCTTTGCTGCTTTGAGAGCTTCTGCAAAGGCTGGTGAGGTTGTAAAAGACATTCCTCCTGACGTTACTGTACTTGTTAATTCCTTGAAAGACGTGCCGAGCCATTTATTGACAGTCCTGACAACAGAGTTCACTCCTTCTTTAAGCACATTAACAAGTGTGTCTACTCCCTCTGCTAATTTATTCCAGAAGCTTGCCCAAGCTTTTGTAATTGGTTCCCATGAAAACTTTGAAAACCATTCCTGAATAGGAAGGTATACGTATGTGTCCAGCAAAAGATTAAGGTCAGGTAGTGTGGCATTAAAGCCTGTAACCCATTTATCAATTGCGTTTGCGAAGTCTGTCGTAGCTGGCAGTGCGTCTTCAACTGATGTTTTTGGAGGTGCTCCAAATGATAATCCTACTGCCGCACCAATTAAAGCTCCTACAGTTTCTCCTACAACACCACCTAACATCTTGCCAAGTGATGCACCAATAATACCGCCTACAGCCATTCCTGCCATGCCTGCGGCAGGTTCTGGATTTGCTTTCACCCATCCCATAAAGCTTTTAGCAAAGTCAGCAAGCTTGGTCATAATAGGCTTTAGTATTGGTATCAAAGGCATAAGCAACATAAGCAATATTATCTTGAATATCTTCATTATGGCTACAACAACAGGCATATCTTTTAGCGAATCTATTATGGCTGTCATACCTGACATAGCCATTCCAGCCGCTACTCCGCCTGCTATTGCTTTTCCATATGTAAATCCGCCTGCTCCAGCAGGAACACTCGCAGTAGCTTTCTGGACTTGTGTTGTAATAGCTCCAAAACCTAACTTTCTTAATATGCTTGATGCACCTTCGCCTATTGCGTTGCCTATATCTGATGCGGCTTTCTTATCGCCTTTAAGCTCTACTGCTACAGTCACATCCGCCATATTATTCGTTCATTAAGGATAGGTCTCCTGCTTCTGCCCTTTTCTTATTTATTTCGTCTATCAATACTATCATGTTCTGCAACTCTACCATATCCAGCTTGTCTATCTCCCCTTTGCTCCAGCCAAATGCTTTAGCCAGCTTGTAGTATATGGCGAGTTTCTCTACTTCGTAATCGTTTACCTCGCCACCACTTACCATGAACTTAATCAGCCTTTTTTTTTATAATCTGCTGAGTTAAGTTCTGTCCACTCACCGAATAACTGGTTGCCAATAGTAGGGTCTAATGCTCTTATGTTGCTTATGTCTATTGTAAAGGGTGCTTCTATTATGCTTTTCAGAAGTGCCAGTTCCGTAAGCTTGCTATTGTTTACCTTTACTAATGGCTGTCCATTAACAATTCTAATGTCAACAGCCTCTTCCTGCAATTGGTTGTATTCGCCGAATGTAAGCCTCTTTAATGTCACTTTAGCTTTGGCTCCTTGCCAATCTATCTCAACTGCTTTAGTTTCAGTCATGGGCTACCTACATCTACCTGTGTGTTGTTTGTATAAACCACATTTGTACAACTGAATGCAAACGCTGTGACGTCTTCCTTTATTATGTCGTTTACATCTTTAGGCAAAGACTCGTCATCCAAATATATGTTTGCAAATGTCATAACTACTGACCTACCGTCAGGGTTTGATAATCCGTTAGTAAATGTCAGTACCAGAGATGCTGATGGTGCTGGTGTGCCTGCTGCGGGTGCTCCGGATGCTCCCAGAAATTTAGTAAGGAATACAGATACATCGCTGAAAGCTATTGACATCTTAAACGTATACTCCCTTATCTTTTCAGGTTGTGCTTGCAATAGCCTGCTACCTAATCCCCAGACTCCTTCCAAAGTGTTGTTTACAGTCAGCTCTACGTTTTGCACATAGCCTATTGTTGCACCAGAAGGCAACTGCAAAGTTCCTTGTGCAAATGTAAATGGTTCTTCTGTTTCAGCTACTTGTGAGCCTATGCCCGATGTAGCTAATGTTTCAGTTTTATATGGGCATTCCAGAACCACCTTTACAAGTTCATTCTGTGCCGCCGTTATAGTAGCAGTCATAACCTTTGCTCCAACGAAAGTTGCTACTTCATCATTTGTTCCCATTTCTGTTCCAGATGCTATTGTCATGCTTGGTATAGTATTAGTTTCTGTGTATGTGTGTGTATATGCTCCTGAGACTCCGCCATCTGCTACAGTGCCTAATATAGACCTGAAGAAACTTCCGTTAGCCATAACGAATTCAACTCTTGCTGAGCCTTCGTATTTCTTTGCTGCTAATGCTGTTGCATTCCTTGAGCCAAGTCCAAATATCTTGTCCATGTTATTCTTTCTTGTCAAGGTTACCTTATTTCCGTGTCCGAATACTCTTGTTCCAGTTACGCCTGTTCCGTATGTTGCTTCATAACCATAGTTGACATACGCTGCATATCCTGAAACTACATTTTGTGCCATTTTAGTTTACTCCGTTACAAATCTCACTTTGAAATCTTGTGACATTTGTATGATTTTATTATTTTGCCCTGCGATTATCCCAGTCGTGCTGGCTGGCGTAATCCAAGGGAACGTGATGAAATTCTTTGCCGCTATTCTTATTTTATCTCGTATCGTTGAGATTAAATCGTTAAGGTCTGTCGTGCCTCCAATTCCTCCAGCTACGGCGGAATCCTTGTTCACAGGCACCCAGATAAATATCGTTACGAGCAGAGGGTCAGTGATGTGCGTTGCTCCGCCCAGACCGAATTCTGTCGTTGTCGTAGTGGGTATGTCTATTCCTATCCTCGGAAAGCTTGTGAGCGTAATGTCGTCTCTCGGTCTATCAGGATATATCTTCTCTCCGCTCGTGCCGTAGTCATAGTTAATTATGACAGAATCTCCCAATGTCGCTCCTACGTTCAATGTCACGACGCCCGTGATGGCGTTAAAAGTGTAATCTCGTATCCAAGCCTTGCTAACCGCTTGGACAGTCAGGCTTCTTATGTTTCTTATACCTGTATGCGTGAGATTAAACACAATCTGCCCTGCCGTGGCAACAAATGTGTCCGTTGCTGTCGTAGCTCCTCTTATGGCTGTTGTGAGTATATCGCTATTTCTAAGAAAGTATGTCAGTTCATTCCTAACATTTGTTAAGTTTATTGTTGTCATCCTGTGAACGAGCAAGGCGGTGCCTTACCCCTCTTTACATCCGCAATGATTGCTTCTCTAATGTATGGTATCGATTGGTATAACGCCGGTCTTAGGAACGGTCTGTAACTATCTCTTCCCAGCCACGTTACGTGCAAAGGCTTATCTACCGTGCCGACTTCCAATCCGTGCTTCTCGATGTAGCGGACGGTGCCGTCTGGATTCTTAACGCCGTGTCTCTCCGCCCATTTTCTCAACCCTTCTTTTTCGTCTTCATTTAATGGCTCGGGCGGTCTGCCGTATTCCAAGTCATCTGCATAAGGAACATCTGCATAAATTTTAACGACGTTCGAGCCTACCTTCTTGTATTTGATTTTACTTCTCAACTCGCCCGTATCCACTGGAGCCATATTAATCGCTCTCTCCGCTACGACGGCTCCGATATGGCATAATATCACGTCTATCATTTCCAGAGACAGTATCCCTTTTGCCTGCTTGTATAATGCTTCAGCCATTATGCGGTTACTACGAAGCAAGTTGCATAGTCCATCATTGCAACTCCAGCCACGTACCTCCGAATTACGTTTTCAATATAATACGTCTGTCCATCTATTGTAAATTGGTCGTAACGCTTGATGCCCGTCGCTGTTGGAGCCATGACATAAGCGTCTCCCACTTGCAGCAAACCTTCCTTGTCAAATAGATACCTGCAATCTTCCTTAAAGAAAATCATGGTTTTGTCTACGGCTGTTGCGAAAGAACTTGTCTCAGAGCCCGAAGTCGGGTCTGTTGTTTTCGTAACTACCTTATAGCTCAAGACTCGTGAAAAATCGTTATAGATTTGCGTGAAATCGTTAGTGCTGACGCCCGTTGCCATCAAGTGCCTCCTGATGAGCCAAAAAATAAAACCCTCTGTCTTCGTCCTATCCTATCAAGCAATCTATCTGCCTCCTCTCTCAATTGCTCGATATTCTGCTTTCCCCTTTCGTAGAAGTTTCCTTTCGTTACACTTTGCTGAGGTATATTGTAGCTATCAAGACGATTATAATTTCCGCCAAGGAAATAAATCCAAGCTCTTATGCCTGCGAGGCACGTCGCTAATGTCTTGATTTGCGTTGGCACAGCTGTCCATCCGTAGGTATATGAAATCTTTATGTTCTTCGTCCCTGTTGGAAATACGTCTGACTTTAAGGTTATTTTGCCATAAGGTATAACGGCGTTCGTCAAAGGCTCGACCATCGTCTCTAGCCAGTAATCCGTCGTGTCGTAAGTGCCTGCTGCTATCTGTACTGATGTCAATGTCGGATACGTCTTTGCCACCGTTCCGTCCGAGTTTAGCCTTTTAAATTCCACGATGCTCTGTATGGGATATTCGCTTAGCACGCAATAATTTGCATAGTTGTCAAAGAGGTCCTTCTTCGGAGAATTCAGATATTCCACCTTGACTTGCGCATTGCCCCACATGCGTCCTGTTACTGCGTCGACTTCGGCTTCAGAATCTGCTATGAGCTGCTTGTCATTTGCAGTTAAATCGCACTCGGCACTAGATAATCCTGTTTTGGTGTAGACATCCGTCGCATTACAATACTTCTCTGTGTATACGATTTCTTCTAACCTCTTGGTTTTATTTGGCTCTTGCCTTCTAGCTTATGCTATGCTGATATTTAAATACTGCGAGATTTGTTGAACTTAAAATACATATCAAAAGTGGTCATCATTGTGACATGCTCCTTCCGTAACCAGTTCTCGGACATGCACCCCAGTTGTCTTGCCGTATCACTTCGTCTCGTGTTGGATTGTTTGGAGTTTTCGTATTATTGACGTTCGTATCCGCTATTTGGTCTCGGTTGATTCCCAATATAACTTCAGGATAGATAGGCGTTTCTCCATACTTCGCTCGTCTGTACTTTGTGTAATTATCGTCCAGAGGATTGGCTGGATGCGAACTTTCTCTTCCGACGCCTGACCTTGATGGGACGTTCTCTATCGTCCCCTTCGGAACATTCGCTTTCTCCTCCGCTATCGCCTGACTTCTATTTATGTTATCTTGTTCCATTTCTTCCAATTTGGATTTTTATGGTATCTTGTTATATGTTCTCTTCTTGTGCATAATTGCAAGTTTTCTAGCCTATTATCTGCCCTGTTTCCATTAATATGGTGAATTATGTATCCTCTGGGTATTGTTGCACTATTAGCCTTTTTCCAAACTTCGATATGCTCTCTGCTTTCTTTACCATTAACCCAGACTCTTTTATAACCATCTTGGTCTATCCAACCTTTGCCCTTGCCTTCATTCCAGTTTTTATGCCCTTTTTGAAACGTGCCTTTTTTTCCTTTGTTCCAACTTCCTTGTTTCTTTTTTACCATATACGCAATTTATATCATTATCACTATTTAAATCTGGTGTTGCGCTTGGCTTGCCATTGTAGAACTTTATTTTGTACATTTCTTTTACTATCTATGCACTGTGGTTGCCACGCCATATAAATAGTTACGAGCCGAATATCAGTAAATCAACTACGTCGCCATTCGTGCAAGTGACCGCCACCGATGAGCCTGTCGCAACTGCTTTTGCTCCACCCAACGTAGTCTCGTCATGTACTATTACAGCCCATATCTTACCGAATCTGCTCGCATAAGTGTCGCCTGAAGTTGTGACTGTTCCACGGATTATCTCCATTCCTATGACGCCTGTTATTTCTTTTTTTGTTACGCTTGCTATTACTGCCATGTGTTTTCTCCGTAGTTTTTATGCTTGGGTTTATTACCCAAGCATAGGCACTACTTTGCCTTGTTTATATGCCCACCACTATCACACGATACGTGTGGTCGGTTGTTCCGCCTGCGGCGTCAATAGTAATCGTGGTTCCTGACCAAGTCGCAGTTACAGCGTCTCCAGTCGTATTATCAAATGCACCTAGCACCCCGTATATGGTCGCTAAGGTTTGTCCGCCTGTCGCTGCTGCGCTAGATACATCTATTGTATCATTGCTATCGGCTGTCGCTGGTGTTTTTACAACCAGAATCAAATATCCTGCGTTTGGTGATGCCTGTTGTGTTGTACATCCTGTTATCGCTGCCATTTAAGCTCCTATGTCATGAATGACATGGTTGAATTGCGGTGCTTTCACTACGAGCGCTTCGTAACACTTCAGCATGAATTTCACGCTGTCGTTTACCTTGGCTAATTCCTCATAGCTGACGTCCTGCAATACCCTCATTTCTATGACATTTGTGTCTATCACGAATAGGCTTCTTGCGTTGTATGGTGTGCCTGAACCTGTTCCTGCTGTGTTGCTCAAAAACCTGCTTGCAATTATGGGCGTGCCTTCAAACGATACGGTGACAATTCCCCAAGCTATGCTCGTTGTAGAGACATATCTCAGCTGGTCTTGTATCAATCCTTTGATTGCATCGTATGTTGAATAATCTGTCACTACGAGGTTAGGCTCTCCGCCTGCAGTCCTGCAAGTCCTTATCGCTGTTCGCAGTGCGCTGATACTTATCGGTGCTCCGGCTAAGTCCGTTGTGTACGATGAGCTTCCACCGAATCCACAGCTGTTGGCATTTGAAATATAATTCCAAAGTCCGTCGTACGAGTTCGCACCTGTTACAGTCACGCTATTCACTGGTTCTACCCAATCTGCTTGCGAGTTGCCCAGCAAAATCATAGCTTCTTCAAGTCGCTTTAATGCTAATGTCTTGTTCTTTACTTCAAGGCTCAAAGCGTCTACATATCCGCCACTTGAAAGGTATTGCTTGCTTGCTGCAAACATCTGTCCAGTTACTCTGCCTATCGAATATAGGTATTTCACTAAGACGGAACGCCTCACGTAAGTGTCGTTCTGTTCTGTTAAAGCTGCGTCTTCACCTAGCGCTTGCGCTGTGTTAATCACAGTTATCTGGTTGTAATCGGCTGTCTTACCGTAGTTGGTGACTCTCGGAACGAGCTCTACGAGTGGTGTTGCACGCCTTGTCAAATCTACAATTTCTGGGTCTACATAGACTGGTATCAAGACAGGCAATGTTCCTGCTGCATAGGTGCTCAGTGTCGTCGTTAATGCTTTCCTCAAGTTGACATATGTCTCCTTGAAGGTCGTGTAGCCTGCTTCTAATGCGAGGTCTTTCCTAAGGTCTTGGGTGGCACTTGATGTGACCATGCCCTCACCGTATTCTCTGACCAGCGTATCAGTATAGGCTTTGTGTATTGTTATTGTATCTGCCATTTGTATTTCTCCTTTAATTTCTGAATTCTATACTTCCTTTTTCTATTTGCTTGGCAATACTTTGTTGTAGTACTGCTTCTGGATTGACATTTTCATTAACGGACTTGTAGAAAGGCTGTGCGTAAAATTTGTCTAATGTCTTCTGCAAGTTGGCAAGTCGGTCGTTGTAGCTTTTCTCTACAGCTTCTAACTTCGTTGCCAGTGCTTTTTGTATCCCATTAATCTGTTTTGTCAGCTCTACAAAGAGTGGGCTCTTATTCAAATCTGGTGATGCAGATTTAAGCTGCACCTCATTTGGATATTTAGGTTGTTCTCTGCTCACAGATATTCTTGAAGTTGGAACAAAGACGTTTTGTCCTTTGCTTGGTACCGTCATGTTTGGCGTTATCGTGTGTGGGTCTGATGCTCCTATGGTTTCGCTCTCTTCTGGGTTCGTGCCGCCCATTTCGCCTTTCACGGTGTACCCGCATTTGACGCAAGTTCCTTCCTTGATGGCTGCTCCGCACTTCGGGCATGCCTCCGCTTCTGGTTCCGCTTCGGCATCTGGGTCTTTGTACCTCAATTTAGGTTTCCCTGCTTCGGCGTCTCCTTCCGCTTCCGCTTCTCCCTCGGCTTCGCTTTCAGCCTCGGCTTCTGCGTCTTTAAGTTTTATTTCCTGTTCTTCTGGAACGTCCACTTCCCTGTGTTCTTCTGCTGTGGGTAAGTTTTCACTTTCTTTTTTAGCTTTTAGTTTTGGCATTTTGAATCTCCTTTATTCGTAACTTTCATCTCCTAATTGTTCTGTGCATACAGCTTCTGGGCTGTCTACTCCGCCTCTAGCTTTCACGTCTGCCACGCATCTATCCCATTTGGCGGAATGCCTTCTCTTTTTTAAATCTGGAGAATGTGATTTGTAATCCTCGTCTATTTCATTTTCCTTTGGTTGCCATTTCCAACCGCATTCATCGCATCTACACGTCTTGTTAGGGTCGTAATCTTCAACGTAATATTTTTCCGCTTTACATTTGGGGCAGACTACATGGAAGCCTTTGCTTAATTTAATTTTCTTGTAAGTAATGGTGGCGAAGACTTCTTTGGCGAATTCGTCCTTGTAGAATCTCGCCCCACATGCGTTGCACTGGAACGCTCTGCCCAAGTGCTTTTCCTCATCCATCTTAATCTCGGATGCGGGGTGCTGACAGAATGGGCAGCCCACTTCTTCTTTATCGCCCTTGAGCGTCGAGACATATACGATGGGCGCAAGTTCACTTATGTTAAGAAATTGGAACGTTCCGTCCCTGAACTTAACCCTTGCTTCGTCCCCAGTTCTGCTCGCTATGACTCCTTCTTTGTCGCCATACATCACGGCGTCACCTATTGCAAAGCGGTTTACCATATTTTTAGTTCTCCATACTGATATTTATAGATTTGTAATAACAGACTGGGCAAGTATGAGCGGATTTACCACTTACTTGTCCGTAGCATCTGCTGCAATAATGTAATTTCCCACGTTCGCATTCAACAATGTCACGCTCGTTAAAATATTTGCCGCAATTATCGCAACTATTTATGGCTCTTTGGCACTCAGAACAAGTCATTCTACCTACGCCTTCTGCCCTTGCTTTAACTATAACTGATTTTTTGGCGTTAGGACAGCCTTGCTCGTGCGTTGGAATATTATTAATGACCATCATCTCGCAACTATCACATTTAGGTTTTTTTGGAACTATTTTTTCTTCTCTATATTCCTCTTGAGCTACTTGGTCAGAATAGCCACAGCTTGAGCATTTGCCGTACATGCCTTGTCTATCTTCGATAACACTAAAGGTTTCCTTACCACACTTCGGGCAAGTTACCGTTTCTCCACCAGCTCTAACTTTACGAGGGAAAGCCTTAGTAGTTAATTTGTAAAAGCAAGCCTGACAAGTTTGTGCTTTCATAATCCCAAAGCAGATAGGACATTTACCAAAATAATGGTTCATACATTTTTCTGAGCAAAAACTTAATTCTGGTTGATTATTTGGGTCGTGCCAAGCTGTTACTATCGGCTTACCACAGTTTACACATTCTTTGGCTTTGCTAAACTTACGTGATTTAGAAATAGGACATTTACTTCTAAACATTATCTGCTCAGCCTTGCCACATTCATCGCACGTAGAATGCCCGTCAGTTTTAGTCCAAGTTGTTCTTTTCTTACAAATGCTACAATAGGCTACTAAATTTTCATCTTTTGCAAATTTACGTGATTTAGAAATAGCGGTGGGCAGAGATACAAAGCTTTCTGTGTTGCTGGGAATGCCGACGACAGAAATCTCATAGAGCTTTACTCCATCAATAACTTTTACCTTCTTGCCCAGCTCTGAATTGTATTCCCATTTCTCATCTGTGACTGTGCCTCCGACAGACAAGCCAAGCTTGATGCCTTTCTTTAGCTTGTTTAACAGCATAGGAATTTTCTGGTTGGTTACAGGGTCATCAAGAGTTACGTTAATCATAACTTTATCTTCTCTCAGCTCTGCGTCCTTTATGGCTCCTAATGTGTTCTCCCAGTTGTGCTCGTGGTTGCCGAATAGGTTTATGCCCATGACCTTGATGTCAGATACCATCATCTTCAGGGCTCTATCAGACATCCTTTCTTCATCCCTATCCAAAGATAATGTGGAGGCTACACCGACAAGCGAGTCGTTGCCTATGGTCATTGTCTGGGCTTTGTTCAAAGGTATGTAGAACTTGAACTTGTTGTCCATATTCTTATCTCACCTTACTCTCTAATAAAGTTTTTTTCAAAGTGTACCTGTCTGGCTCTCCTTTTCGTATCTCTATGTTCTCTACGTCAGGGAAGCTGTTCATGATTTTGACAAAAGATTTGAAGCCTCTAGTGACGAGCACCGGCTTTCGCTCCGCTATGATGCAATACAATTCCTTCGCCGTGGGAGTGTAATCGCTATACGTGGCTAGACTCGCCACCACCAGCCTGTTTAAAGTTTCTTTCTTCTCCTTGTTCATTTGGCGTTGAGCTTTTTCAATTCCTCCAGTATTTCTCTCAATAAGTTAATCATGGGCATGTTCTCGGTCTGCACCCATTCTACCTTCTTTGGTCTTTCAAAGGAAAACGGAGAATGTCCTCCGCTCTCGCCCAAAGGCTTTACTCCAACTCTTTTCTGTTTTATCATGGTGCTAATTGTGCCTTCCAAGCTTGCCACTTTGCCAGCTCAGCTTGAATTTCTAATATCTTGGCTTCTATTTCTAATAATGTTAGCCTGTATATCTCATTTGTTACCGTCTCTTTTACAATAATCTGTCCATCAGATTTTTCTATTTCAATAGTCATGTTCACCTCCTCATACGCCTGTACAGCTGTATGTTATTCCTGCTGCTCTAAATCTTAATGCCTGAGTCGCACCATTCTTGTATATCCAAACATCTCCATTTGCAGGTGCTGCTGGATTTGCTGCAAGTACGGGTACGTTTAAAGGTGCGTTGGCACCATTAGCTATCTTGACTTGTCCTACTACATCAACTTTCTGCGTAGGTGTATTATTGCCTATGCCTATAAGCCCTGCTGGCGTTATACGCATTCTTTCATTCGCACCGCTTGTTGCTAAAATGATAGCGTCAGCGGTTTGAGTTTTTATCAGCAAAGCACCAGTATCAAAATCATCAAGCTGTCCAATAAACCAAGAGCCAAATTGACCCTGCCCAAATATTTTCGCCCAGTTATCTCCTACATCCATTTGTACATAGTAAGTATTATCGCCTCCACGAATAGAACCGTCGGCAGGTGTAACTTGTAATCCAGCTG